GGTATAGTTATCAAAAACACGGGCAAACAACTTGTTTGTGTTGAAGGAAATACCTCACCCGATAAGAAAGGCTCGCAGTCAAATGGTGGCGGCGTATATCGCAAAAAGCGACCATATTCCGTTGTTATGGCAGTTGCGCGCCCATAAGGAGGCAGAAATGAACCCGAAAGTGAAATCAGCAATTGAATCCTATGCTCGTTCGTTCCTAGTTGCGGCTATTACCGCTTACACGCTAGGCGCAACCGATATCAAAGACATAGCAACGGCAGGATTAATTGCCGTTATTGCTCCTGCTATTCGCGCTATTAACCCAAATGACCCTGCTTTTGGTAAAGTTGCCGACGTAGTGGAAAAAGAATTGGCTAAAAAGCCAATAAGCAAGAAAAAAACTAAATAACAAATTTGCCTTTACCTAGCGGTTATGGGGAAGTGACCTGCTAGGTAAAGGCTTATTTTTTTAGGTAAAGACTAAGGCGTGGCGTTATTGTCTTTTGTCTAATCTTTTCGGTATTCTTCTGCTATGTCTTTAGAAAACTCTATTGAAGAAGCACGTTATAAGGGCAATAGTCTTTGTCCTTTTGCCAGATTAATAGACGGATTAAGTGAAGCCGATAAAAAAGCCCTTGACGCGGCTATTAACAAACGCCTACCAGATGTAACTCTTGCTACCGCATTACGTAAAGAAGGTTACAGAATTGCTGAAATTAGTATTTCTCAACATAGAAAAGGTTTATGTCGGTGTCGGCAGAACAACGAGTAAAAGAAATACTTGAACAACGCCAGATGTATCACGGCGATTTCTATCAAAACTTTATTACCATAGGAAAAATATGGGGCGCATTACTTGGTGTAGAACCTATTGAACCTTATAAAGTTGCGTTAATGATGGACGCATTTAAAACAGTAAGAGCGTTCAAAAACCCAGAACACGAAGATAACTGGTTAGACAAAATCGGATATACAACTCACGCACAAAGTTGTGCTTTTTATGACGCGGCAAAGAAAAAATGAGTTTAAAGAAACAACTGGAAGAAATACCTGACGAGGTAGCCAGTTCAGATGTAGTAGAACTACGCAAAGCATTAATACGAACACAAAAACAATTAAAAGAAGCCAAACAACGCACGGAAGAATTAGTTGAAGCAACTATTCAAGCCGCATTTGACGCCACGTTATCAATGGGCGAGATTAAAGAAGTTATTGCGCCTATTGCCGATAAAAGAAAAATTAAATCGGAAGTTGCGTTATGGCATTTAACTGACTGGCAAGGTAGTAAAAAGACAACCACCTATAACAGCCAAATAATGCGCAAACGCGTAATGGAATTTGTAACTAAAGCAAAACGTATTACGGAAATTCAACGTGCTGACCACCCTGTTAAAGATGTAGTTATTATGTTTGGTGGCGATATGGTGGAAGGTTTATTTAACTATCCAGCGCAATTACACGAAATAGACGCAACGCTATTTGAACAATACGTAACAGTATCCAGATTAATTGTGGATACAGTTAGAGAAGCATTAGCAATATACGAAAAAGTATTAGTGGTTGCGGAATGGGGTAATCACGGGCGTATCGGTAGCAAACGCGCAGATGTTCCACGTTCCGATAACGTGGACAGAATGTGCTACGAGTTAGCGCGGCAATTGTTAGTAGATGAAAAACGATTAACTTGGGCAGACTGCCCCGAAGATGTTCAACGTGTAGAAATTGGTAATTATCGCGCTTTGTTAATACACGGAGATGAAGTTGGTCGTAATGGCTTTGCTTCACCAGCCGCAATTGTTCAACACGCTAATAGATGGCGTAGCGGTGCTTATCCGTGGGAATTCCGTGACGTATATATCGGTCATTACCATACGCACGCCTGTTGGCCTATGGCAAACGGATTAGGTTCGGTTTATCAAACTGGTAGCACGGAAAGCGATAACCGCTATGCCAGAGATTTATTAGCCGCGAGCGCTATCCCTAGTCAGCGGCTCCATTTTATTGACCCGATTAAAGGCAGAGTTACCGCCGAATACAAGGTTTGGTTGGATTAAAAAATCGGTTGCGTCAACAGTATCGTCAGAGGTAAAAGTGTGCTGTATCCAGCATTTGCCGCATTGAAGGCACATTAATCTTCTTCGTAATCGTCACCATAATCGCTGGTGATAAGCCGCATATCAGAAATATCCACGCCATTATTTTTTGCGGTAGTTAATGCCTCGTTGAAAGTATTTAGACAACGGCTAGTAATATCGGTAACCATATCTGGATATTGAGTATCAGTTCCGATACTTACTTCCAAACCACCGCAACGAATTTGAACGTGTGTATAAACATCAGCCATACGCCGAACTTTACCGCCAGTTATACGGCGACACGCAAGAGCCGTAATTGCGGCGTGTATGGCGATTTAAAGCGTTAATACGTCTTTCTATATCGGTATATGGGTTCAGACCCCAAAACCCCCCTAGCGACCCCTAGCGACGTTTTAAAGGGTCTTTTCACGTAGGGAAATGCCCCCTACCCCTAATGCCCTTTGTAACGCTTCTCACGTATAGTTCTCTTAGTACAAACAACTTGATAAGTCTTCGGACAGTTCCTATCGGAAATCAAGAGTTTCGTACCAGTACCTAGAAAATTAAATAGAGAAGGCAAGAATTAACCAAAAAGTTTTGGTAATTACTTTGGTTAATTTACACGTAGCCAGTAACAAGTAACAGAAATCCGTAACAGGTTCTACACATTACGGTAGTCACTTCGGGGTTTCCAACCGCAATACGTAATACGTTCCGTTACAAGTTATGACCCGCAAATAAAGGCGACGCTCATTCCAGATATAGGAATCAACTTCTTAATCGCGAAGACCCGAAAGGCGAGCGAGTGACAATTAGGAAGCCAGCGCAACGTCAAATAACAGCGAAGGACCCAATGGCGAACCAGCCTTAACAAAAAATATACCTAGGAATTAATCCGAAACCGCTCAACACTAAAAGTTGGGCGGTCTTACTACGTGGCGAGTAGTAACTGATGAGGACAGCCATTAACAGAAAGTTAGGGATAAAAAATGACAACAATGGAAAAAAACTTCAATTCGTTCGGCAGTTTCTTTATGAACGTTACAGGTTCAATGACGCTTAATGAGGAACATTACATTGGCGTATCTACTAGCGGTAATAAAGACAAAGTAATGATTAAGTCAATTCGTTGTTCAGTTGAAGTAATTGAACCAAATCAATATGGATTAGGCGATAAATCACCAAGCCTTAATTTCAAATGGTCGGTTGATTACGTTAATTGGAACCGCAGTAAAGGTGCGTGGGGTGTTCGTAGTAACTATCAAACTATTGATGGTGAATACGTCAATAACATTATTGGCGCATACCACCGCGGCATTTGCGAGCAATTGTTAGTAGTTAGATTAGAAGAAAAACTAACTAATGGAGTTGCCGCAATTGTTAAACGCGTAGAGGAACTTACAAAATGAGATGCCAAATATGCGGTAAAGGCAAAGTAGTTACATATCGCTGGTTTGTTTACGACAACGGCGACCAATTTACATCTGGCATTTGCGTTAAATGCGTAGATTTATATTCAGAACTACTAAAGAAAGGCAAATTAAGTGACTACAACTAAAGAACCAAAACGTAGCGGTCATTTACGTTGCGGTATATGCGGTAAAAATCTTAGACAAGCACAATGGGTTCCAATGTTTGTTTGTCCAGATAGCAATTGCGCTAATAGTGAGGAACATTTATACGACTAAGGCGAAACCGCCCCACGTGGGCGGTCTATCGGTAAATAACCGATACTGACGAGCCTCGTCAGCATAACGTTAGGGAAACAAATGACTACTGAAACAACTACAACTGAAACACCAAAGCCAACTAATGAAGAATTAGCGGCTGAATTTGTCAAGAACAATTCCGTTACGGACATTGTTAATCGTATTGCTCACTTAACACGTGGTCTTGAAAATACACGTAGCGATTACGACCAAGCACGTCAAGCGTTAAATCACTGGCGTAGTAAGACAACAGAGTTTGTAATTGACTTTGTTAAAAGTGACGATATTACAACTGACGACTTGAAAGAGTTCGCAGAAAAGATGGATATTGAACTAACTAAGGAAATTGAAGTTACGTTCAAAGTTGATGTTAAATTCACCGCAACAGTTCCACTTGATTTTGACGTGGAAACCATTGACGAAAGTGATTTTGACGTAACCATTAACTATCGCGGTGGCGATAATGACGTGGATATGGAAGAAGAATATTCAGATATTGAAGATTTTGACGTATCTGACGACAACTAAATAACAACTAAATAAACCAAACAAACAACTAATAGAAAGAAGGCAATAAAATGGGTATGGTTCCAGATGAGTTTGAAGATGGAACAGCGGCGTTTTTCACAAATCGTGAGCCCGCTTGGCACTCACTAGGTGTTGTTACACCTAACGCATTAACCGCAGAAGAAGCACTTAAAACTGCGTTGCTTGACTGGAAGGTAATTAAATCCGATACGCCAGTTGAATCAATTGTTCCAACTGCTGACGGAAAAAGCACTAGCAAGATTACGTTTCCAGATAAATATATGACTTACCGATACCACCCAAAGACTAATAAGGCTGACGCTTTGGGCGTTGTTGGTAATCGTTATACGCCAGTTCAGAACGCGGAAGCATTTTCGTTTTTGAACTACGTAGCAGATGAATCAGGCGCGATATTTGAAACGGCTGGTTCAATGAATAATGGTCGTAAGGTATTTATGACTATGAAAATGCCAGAAGGTTTACAAATCGGTGGGCAAGACGCAATTGATTTGTATTTGATGGCGTGGAATACGCACGACGGAACTTCCGCGTTTAATCTTTTGGTTACTCCGATACGAGTTGTTTGCCAGAACACGCTAACTGCGGCGATTAATAGCGCAAAATCTAATTATGCGTTACGCCACACACCGGGCGTTAATGGCAAAATTCAGGCGGCTCGTGACGCACTCAAACTTACTTTCAAATATACGGAAGAGTTTGAGAAGATGGCAGAAAAACTTATTAGTCAAGAAATGACCGATAAGCAATTTGCCACTTTGGTTGAAAAGGTATTTCCAATTGACGAAGAAAGCCAGCGCGCAACAACAATTGCGGAAACTGCTCGCGGAACTTTGATGGGTCTTTGGAAAGCACCTACGCAAGCAAATATTGCTAACACAAAATGGGCGGCGTATAACGCGTTCATTGAATACTCTGACTGGGCTTCACCAATTCGTGGTAAGAACCCAGAAACATTACGTGCTGAACGTATTATTAGCGGTGCTGGTGACCGATTTAAGAACAAGGTTCTGGCACTTCTTTAATACCACACACACAAATAACGTGGCGGATATCTAATTGGTATCCGCCACGTTTTGTTCTATTGATTAATTAACTTCCCCAAGTAGAATAGGAAATGGAGGCAAACCCAATGATAAGTAATTTAATCGCTATTCTTTATGGCGTATTTTGCGGCGTTATCGCATTACTTGTTATTAAGCACACTAATAATCCAGCCAAATTAACTAAACGCGGTAAGTATTTTGTATTTATCGTGTTTATTGTGCTGGGCTTTTTATTAGGGCAATACATTCTTCACGTTGAATGGAATTGCGATTTGCGACCACAAGCAACAACTCCGTGCGAAGTGCGCTGGAGATAACCAATTAGGAAGGCAAACAAATGGACAAAATCAAGGTTAAGGCAATTATCGGAGTAGAAATGCCAGCACCAGAAATTACTACTGGTTCAACGTCTGATAAGAACTCTTTACTGCGTAGCCACGCAGAAACAGTTATTAAAGATACGTTGTCCGATATGAACCCAGAAATCTTGCGTTTGAACTTATCAAGAAGGGAAACAAATAATGGCGATTAATGCCGAAAAGGTACGCGGTTGGATAGCGGAGTTACAAGTAATAGCAAGTATGAATAACAACCCAATTCTGCGCGATATAGCGGATACGTTAGACGAAGGCGTTGTAACGGGCAGAATTTATATTGAAGAAACAACTAACGAAGGGATAAGTAAATGAGTAATAGCGCGCTCGCCGTTACTGGCGAACAAAGTTGGTGGAACGACAAGCAAGAAGCCGCATTGAAGCAAATTGGATTATCTAATGCGCCAAAAGCGGAACTTGCCGTATTTCTACATTACGCACAAAGAACAGGGTTAGACCCATTTGCGCGGCAAATTTATATGATAAATCGTGGCGGTACATACACAATTCAAGCAAGTATTGATGGATTACGTATTGTTGCGCAACGCTCTGGTGAATATGCTGGGCAAGTTGGGCCGTTTTGGTGCGGTGAAGATGGTGTATGGACAGATGTTTGGTTAGAAAAAACACCGCCAATTGCGGCAAAAGTGGGCGTTATGCGGTTGGGCTTTACTGAACCTTTATGGGGCGTAGCAAAGTTTGATAGTTATAACGCAAACTCACCTATTTGGAAAAAAATGCCAGATACAATGATAGCGAAATGCGCCGAAGCACTAGCGTTGCGCAAGGCGTTTCCAAATGACCTTAGTGGTATTTATACCAGCGAGGAAATGGAACAAGCCGAAGTAGTACCAGTTAAAACTACTACTTTGGAAATTCCAGATAATAACGTTACTCCGATTAAATCAAATACGGAAATAACACGTGAGAATTGTTTAGCCGCGTTAGAACTTGTTAATAACGCTAAGTCAATTCCAGTATTACGTTCATTATTTGAACAATACAAAGTCTTACTAGATTTTGAATTTTCTTACAATGACGAAATTACAACCATACGTGCTGAAATTATGGATAAAAAATCCGATTTAGAGGCGCAAACAAGTGGTAACTAACTTCGGGTTATTAGAACTTGACTTTGATATAGAACTAACACCTGCGGAAAAGTTTGAACGTTTTCACGAACTTAATCCGCAGGTGTTTAACGCTTTGGAAAGTATGACTAGAGAATTAACAAATCGTGGTCGTAAGCGTATCGGTATCAAAATGCTATTTGAAGTATTGCGGTGGAATTACTATATGGAAACTTCCGACCCTAATTCCGACTTCAAAATTAATAACAATTACGCGCCATATTATTCACGGCTCTTAATTGATAAACACCCAGAGTGGGCAGATGTATTTGAACTTAGAACGATTAGGAGTAATTAATGTCTGGAAGAACAAATCGTGAATGGATAGATTTACTAAATACCATTTACAACACTACGCAACCTAATACTTCAACTTCTCTTAGTATTAGTTCTGTTACAACTATTACTAAATCCGAACCAGATTTAATTCCAATTCCTTTGGATAAATTGTTTGAACTTTACGGCAATTTGATACTGGTTGGATTTGAAAAAGATGAAGCGTTATCAATTGTAAATACGGTGGTTACAAATGCCGAACGAACCGCATAGATGTTGGTATTGCGGTAACTGGAAAACTGGCGCAGACGATATTTGTTCCGTTTGTGGCAATAGTGGAAAGGGAAAGTTAAATGGTAACACCGCAAACAATTGAACAAAGATTATTGGCGTTATCTAAAGAAATAGATGACGCCCATAATTATTTGGAAGACGCTGAACGCGCCTACCATAAATCAAAAGCCGCATTTGAAATAGCGGTAGCACGTGCGCGTTTGTCGCACCACCAGAGTAAGTTACGTGTTCAAGATATACAAGATTTAGCGTTACTTGAAACGGAAACTGAATATCAAGCACTACAAATCGCAGAAGCACAAGTCAAGGCGGCTCGTGCGAACGCAACGCGTATCCGAACACAAGTGGATATTGCGCGTTCTATCGGAACTTCCGTTAGAGCAAGTTTAGAAATGTAGGAAGGGAAAAATGAAAACCAAAGAAAAACTAATTTGTTCCGTTTGTGGAACAGAAGATATGTTTATTACGCTGAATAATGGCGAGAAATTGCCACAATACGCATATTCAATTGCGACTAACAAAGTAAGTTGTATGCCTTGTAAAGAAGGTAAAAATGTTAGTAAATGAAATGCTTCTTAAAGCGTTATCGGCTTATAACGATAGCCGCGAACGTAGCCAGCAAAAACAAATCGGTGTATCGCAATTAGGTGGTTGCCGCCGACAAGTCTGGTATCAATTACAAAATACTAATAAGACTAACGACACGTTAAAACTTCCAGCACTTATGGGAACAGGTATTCATAAGATGATAGAAGAAGCGTTGTTATTAGATGTAAAACAAAACTGGGCTGAATATTTAATTGAAATGGAAGTTGAATATTCTGGATTAAAAGGGCATATTGATTTATTTATCCCCGAAATCGGCGCAGTTATTGACTGGAAGACAACCAAGTTAAAGAACCTTGATTATTTTCCTAGTAAGCAACAACGCTGGCAGGTTCATACTTACGCATATTTGCTAGAGAAAAACGGATATAACCCTAAAACAGTTACGTTAGTGGCAATACCGCGTGATGGTGACGAACGCCAAATCAAAATCCATACTGAAGAATATTCGGAAGATATTGCCGCTGAAGCGTGGGCGTGGTATCAAGATATTCAACAACGAACCGAAGTTCCAGAACCAGAGCGATATGCGGCTCAATTCTGTAAGTTCTATTGCCCATACTACGGCGAGAATTGCGGTGGTAAGGGAAAAGAAGTTACGCAGGAAACTATTACCGATAAGGAAATAATTACTGCGGTTGAACAATACGTAAAACTTTCCGAAGAAATTAAGGAACGTGAAACGTTAAAAGACGGTATAAAAGTTGCGTTAGAGAACGTTAATGGCGTAACGCCTAGTGGTCTAAAGGTTGCGTGGTCGCAAGTTGCTGGTCGGTCTTCAATAGATGAAGACGCAGTTAAAGCGGCTATGGGCGAAGTTCCAAAGAAGCAAGGCGAACCGCAAATGAGGTTAACAATTAAATGACGGCAAAAGATAATTGGGATAATTGCAAAGAACCTAATTGCGATAAATGTCATTGTAAGGAATGTGAATAATGACGTGGATAAAAATTGACGATAGTTTTCCCGACCACCCAAAGGTGGTTGGGTTATCGGATAAATCTTTTCGCGTTTATATATCCGCACTTTGTTACGCTGGTAGATATTTAACAGATGGTTTTATACCTATGACGATTATTGCCAGATTTGCTGACGAGGATATGAGTTACGTGGCGGAACTTACTAAATCGGGATTACTAAAAGAAGATATTAGTAATAACGGTTTCACCATACACGATTACTTGGCACATCAAACTTCACGCCAACAAGTTGAAGATAAACGTGCCAATTTAAGAGAAAGGCAAAAACGTTACCGAGAGAAGCACGCGTTTGATAATGACGAATTTGATAACGCGTTACTAACGGAGCCAGAATACAGAATACAGAATACAGAAGACATAATACAGAATACAGAAATAAATAAACTACTTCCTGCGCCGCGAGTGCGAAGTGCCAAATTAGCAGTTGAAAATATTTCTAATAAGTTGGCAGAAGCACGTGCTAATGGGATTAACGCTTGGAACTTATCCAGACTTGTTGAAGATGAATGGGATAAGTTACATAACGGTAACGACATTGGCGGTTGTATCGCATTAACTGCGTGGTATGTAACAGAACTCCAAAGCCGCACTTTAACTAGCGCGGAAATTGGTCGTATCGGTCAAATGACTAAACGTTTTGGTCGTATTGCGTTACTTGCCATAGATGAAGCGGCGAGTAAAGATTTAACGGATTTAGTTAGTTACGCATATCGCGTAGCGCAAAATATGTATAAAGAAAGGCAAAAAGATAAATGAACGAAAATATAATCTCAGAAATTCTTAATAATTGGTTTTTTAATCACCCAATTAATAAGCACGATTACGGCGATTTAGTAGGTGAATTTGTTGTTATATTGCGTGAAAATAACCCGTTATTTGACGAAGATAAGTTCATTGAAAATTGTGGGTTAAAAGAAATCACCGAAGAAACAAAATGGGATAGAAAAGTTAATGATGGTTTAGATTTACCAAATTGTTTTGTTTGTAACGAACCAGCAGAACATAAAAAAATGGGTAAAGATTTATGTACCTACCATTACGACCTAGCAAACGACCATAAGAGAGACCGCGGCTGATGGGCGATATTAACTGGCTAATCAATATGGTTTCTGCCGATATTGGTTCAACATTTGACGCTGTTAAATCTAACAGTAAATTAATGACCGAAATTGAACGCTATGTTAAAGGCGAGATATACGAATATAGTGATTTAATTAAAGTGTTAACCGAGAAGGTGAAAAATGAAGTTACGAAATAAACTTTGTTCGAGTAAGCATTGGTTTGTTAAGGAAGGGCAATTATTTCTTACCACCGATACTGAAAAAGAACAAGAGTTAGCAAAGCAAGTAATTAAAGTGTTAGAAGCGCAAATAAGATTAAATATCTATGAACAAATTTGCGATTTCAAACCATTAGATAATCGGACGCAAATAATAAAAATGGCTGGCAGTATGGACAATGCGTTACTAGCCGTTCAAGCAATTTGCGCCGATATTGCGTTAGGTAAAGGTAATGACGGAACAAACGCCAGAAAAGACGTTTGACGTTTTAATGCGTGTTCTTAGGGGTATTGAGGAACTTCGTATTCAAGATACCCCTATGAACGAATTAGCCTTTGTTTATAGAGAAGGTCACGAATTAGCGTTAGATAACGCTATGAACATAATTAGGAAGGAATTATAAATGCACTGCGGAAGAGTTAATTGTATTTGTACGCATAAAGATGGTTGCGTTAAAGGATTTATCCATACGCGTTATGCGGATAAACGATATATAAACACGCCCGAAGGACAAAAGGTTGTGGAAACTTGGTATGACGGCGTATTATTTTGCCCAACCTGTGACCCAGAAAGGGCGCATATACAAAATACTTCACGTTCTAGTGAAGAAATGAATCAACGCTTGCGTGAGCGTTCCTCGCTGAAATCTAGCGACTACTACGACAAAGAAGAAGCAAGCAAAACCCGAACCCTGTAAAGGAGTAGGAAATGCCATTATCAATAAAAATAAAACTGCTGTTAATTTGGTCTATTACTACGTTAGGAATATTAATAACGCCAGCAAAAGCCGAAGCACCGCATTTTGAACAAATAAATCCCGAAAGATTAGCCGCTATCAAAGAGTTACAAATTAAAAATGCGGCTTATGAAGACCCTAAAGCCTACGCGCTAACGCTTTTTGATAAATACGGCTGGAAAGATAATCAAATGACTTGTCTTGACCAGTTATGGACAAAAGAAAGCAACTGGCGGCATAAAGCAGATAATCCTAATAGCACGGCATACGGAATTGCCCAAATGTTAGGCGAAGATGAAAAACACCCAGCAGACCAAATTGCTAACGGTTTGCGGTATATTGAGCACCGCTATGGAACACCTTGCGAAGCGTGGAAATTTTGGCGAAGCCATTACTGGTATTAGCGCGCAATTTTTCGTTACTGGAAGACCAATTCCGCAAGGGTCTTTGAAGTTTATTAACGGACACGCCATACACGTTAGAGCGCAAGACTTAGCGTTATGGCGAGCAGATATTGCTAACGCGGCACGTAACGCGCAATTAGATATTGCTAAAGAAGGTGTAGAAGTTCATCTTACTTTTGTAATGTTAAAACCTAAATCTGTTAATCGTTTAGAACCGCATATAAGACCAGATATAGACAAACTTGCTCGTGCGGTCTTAGATGGATTAACAGGTGTTGCTTACGAAGACGACCAGCAAGTTGTTAAATTAACTGCCATAAAAGAATACGGAACAAATCAAGGTGTTTGGATACGTATTACCGATAAAGATAAATTACGCCGCAGTTTGCTCGCTAGTGAAAACGTCATTGACGATTTCGCTAATATGAACATAAACTCCAATTGCGATTAAATCGTTATTGAAATCAGCGAAGGCGGTATATGACGGACTGGGCAAATCTGCGTGAGCAAGTATTAACACGTTGCGCAGGATATTGTGAATTATGCGGTTTCGGATTAAACGACACGTTTGCTTTACACCATAGAAAACTGCGCTCGCGTGGCGGTAAAGATACGTTAGATAATTTAATTGCTTTACATCACGAGTGCCATAATCTCGGTAATAATGCTGTTCATACTAATATCAAAAGAGCAACTGAAACTGGACATATAGTTCCACGACACGCAGAACCTTTTGATTATCCGTTAGTGCTTCCTAATGGTTCTATTGTTAAACTAACGGTTGAAGGCACGTATCTAGTAGAAAGAGAAGGTTATGGCTGGTGAAGCAATAGTTACTGTTGAAGGTAACTTAGGCGGTGACGCGGAATTACGTTTAACGCCTAATGGTGTTTCCGTTACGTCATTTAATTTAGCAAATACGCCACGCACTTTAGATAAAAAAACTAATGAATGGTTAGACGGCGAAACAATTTGGTTTCGTTGTTTTGTCTGGGGTAAGAACGCAACTGGCGCGGCTAACGAATTACGTAAAGGTATGAAAGTTGTAATTCACGGAAGATTTAGTGTTAATAACTATATGGATAAAGAAGGCGTTGAACGTAAAACGTTAGAAATTAATGCCGACCATTACGGTATTGTTCCGCGTAATGTATCTGAACCTATTGTTCCGCAGAGCGATAGACCAATTGAAGACCCTATTGACGACCCTTGGGCGTAGAAAGGCAAATATATGACCGAACAACTTGTAGATAGCGTTACTGCCGCAGAAATGCTTGGCATTACGCAAAATAATTTGCGACAATTAGTTTTCCGCAAACTTCTTTCACCTGTTGGTAAGGAAAGGCGCCGTTCGTTATTCACCTTAGCGAATGTTGAGCAGGTGAAGGCAGCCCGAACAACCGCTATCCCTTCGGCGTAACGGGCAAAGAAGGTGCGCTAACCCTAACTAGCGCACCTTCTTCTAAATTTGAAAGGCAAAAATGAAAACTGAATTAATTAACGTAGATGAATTAACACTTGACCCTAATAACGCACGTAAGCACAGCAAAAAGAATTTAGACGCAATTGCTAAATCTTTACAACAATTTGGGCAACAAAAACCCATAGTTATTACGCAAGATAATGTTGTTGTTGCTGGTAACGGAACGTTAGAAGCGGCAATATCTATTGGCTGGAAAGGCATTAATTGCGTAAGAGTTCCTACTGACTGGAACGAAGAAACAATTAAAGCGTATGCGCTAACAGATAATCGCACGGCGGAACTAGCCGCTTGGGATAGCACGATATTGCTAGACCAATTAAGAGAACTTGATATTAGCGGCTGGAACGTTAATGACTTAGGCTTTAAAGATTTTGATTTAAAGACTAAAGATGAAATTGAAACTGGATTACAAGAATACGCAGAGCGTTATGAAGTTGTAATTGAGTGCGCAGATGAGAACGAACAAACCGCATTATTGCTACGCCTATCACAAGAAGGATTACGCGTTAAAGCAATTGTTATCTAAGGAAGGTTTATATGAGCGTTATAACGTTAAAAACGGAAATAGAAAGAACGCCACGCGTAATGCAATTGGAAGGAATGTTTGACTTATCGCCTTCTAAATTTAGCGTTACGGAAATTCCATTTAACTTTCCAGATTTATCGGAACGTGAATGGAACGTGGGCTTAATTGTTGGACCATCGGGCGCAGGTAAATCCACAATTGCGCAAAAGATGTTTAATCAAGAATTACATAATAGCGAAGATATGAAATGGGCTGGCAATAAGGCAGTTATAGATAACTTTCCTAGCGATATGCCCATTAAAGATATTACTGAAATACTTTCTTCGGTAGGTTTTAGTTCGCCACCTGCTTGGCTAAGACCATATAACGCGTTAAGTAATGGCGAGAAGTTTAGAGTTGAAATGGCTCGCGTATTATGTGAAAACAAAGGGCTTGCGGTTGTAGATGAATTTACTTCCGTTATTGACCGCACGGTCGCCCAAATAGGTTCTTCCGCAATTGCGAAAACTGTTAGAAAACGCAAACAGAAATTTGTTGCCGTATCGTGCCACTACGATATAGAGGAATGGCTCCAACCTGACTGGGTATATCAACCCCATTTAGGAACGTTTGTTTGGAGGTTGGTTCAACCCCGACCACAAATCAACCTTGAAATCATTTACGCAAAGTATGAAGCGTGGCACACGTTCGCACGCCATCACTATTTAAGTTCCGATTTAAATAAATCAGCGCAAATCTATATCGGCGTTATTAACGACCAACCTGCGGTGTTACTAGCGGTGTTACCTTTAATAAACGCTAACGTTAGAAATGCTAGACGTATATCGCGGATAGTGGTATTACCAGACTTTCAGGGTATCGGGCTTGCCACTAAATTTATGAACGCAATTGCTGGCGGTCTAAAGGCGCAAGGGTTACTTACGTATATAACTACGAGCCACCCAGCGTTGATTAGGGCGTTGAACTTTAGTGATAGATGGGAAATGATTAGGAAGCCCTCTCGCGTGGCACAACGCGGTAGAACGTCTTCAATATCTAGCCGTATAGGGCTTAGCCGTAGCCGTATTACTAGCGGTTTCAGATACGCAGGTGAAGAATATCCCGAAGTGGCAGAAGTATTAGCACCACGACCAGTTCATTAATGCTTTTTTATCCGATATATGGAAGGATATAACGATTATGCCAAAAGGAAAAAGTAATCCAGAAATACTTGAAAAAGAAAAGCGCGTATTAGAACTACGGCGCGGCGGATTAACATTTGACTTAATCGCAGAGCGTGTTGGTTACGCTAACGCTAGTTCGGCGCAAAAGGCTTATCAACGTGCGTGTTCGCGTGTTGTTTATGAAGATGTAGTTGCGTTACGTAATACTGAAATGGATAGATTAGATATTGCGCAAGCGGCAATATGGAACGAAGTATTACAAGGCACGGTATCGGCAGTAATGGCATTAATAAAGATTATGGAACGGCGAGCGCGTTTGCTTGGTTTAGATGTACCAATTAAAACGCAGTTAGAGGTAACGCATTATGACTACGACACCATTGACGCAGAGGTCAAGCGACTTGTCGCTCTCCTTGATAGCCAGCCGACACGTGCGCTGGACACGCCAGTTAGCGAGAACGGAACAAGTTCCAACTGAAGATAAATCGTGGTTGGTATGGTTGTATTTAGCAGGTCGCGGTGCTGGGAAGACCCGAACTGCGGCTGAATGGTTGGCGTGGCAAGCCAGCAGTAATCCACGCACACGTTGGGCTATTGCCGCACCAACCTATTCAGATGTTAGAGATACGTGCGCGGAAGGCGTATCTGGCATTATTCAAATACTAAAAGAATACGGAACACTTAAAGATTACAACCGCAGTATCGGAGAAATCTTTTTAACTAATGGAAGCCGTATTAAGTTATTTAGTGGTGAAGAACCTGACCGCTTTCGTGGACCACAATTTCACGGCGGTTGGTTTGACGAGTTAGCGGCATTTAAATATCCAGACGCGTGGGACCAGTATCAATTTGGATTACGTTTAGGCGAATACCCACAAACTATTGTTACTACTACGCCACGCCCGACAAAGTTAATTAAGGATTTAATATCTCGTGACGGCGTTCGTGTCGTGCGTGGTTCAACTTTTGATAACGCAGATAACTTAGCGGCAAGTGCGCTCGCGGAACTTAGATTACGTTACGAGAATACGCGATTAGGTCGGCAAGAGTTATACGGCGAAATATTAGATAACGTGGAAGGTGCGTTATGGACAAGAGAACTAATTGAAGCGGCGCGAGTAAGAGAATGTCCGCCATTAGTTCGCGTTGTCGTAGCAATTGACCCTGCCGTTACCAGTAACGTTAATAGCGACTTAACTGGAATTGTTGCGGCTGGTTTAACGGCTGATGGGCATTACTACGTTCTATCCGATAAATCGTTACGCGCAACGCCAGATACGTGGGCAAGACAAGCCGTTAATCTTTACCACGAATATAAAGCCGACAAAATAGTTGCCGAAACAAACAATGGCGGCGATATGGTTATTATGACTTTACAGCAGGTAGATAGGTCGGTTGCTACGCAAAAGGTTACAGCGACTAGAGGAAAGCAATTGCGAGCCGAACCGATTAGTGCGTTATATGAACAAGGCAGAGTTCACCACGTAGGTTATTTTCCAGAATTGGAAGAACAAATGTGCGAGTGGACACCACTAAGTAATGAAAGTCCAGATAGACTTGACGCGCTGGTATGGGCATTAACTGAATTAAACACAAGTGGTTCTAGTATGCTTACACTTGCCGCAATGGCAAAGATTTGTAGCAAATGTGGTATGCCAAGTCCTAAGCAAGCGGTAAACTGTTTTAAATGCGGTAATCCTTTAGGAGAATAATGGCAGTTGTATATAACGTAGAAATAGACCAAGGCGCTGACTGGTATATCAATTTTGTTTATAATCAACCAGCCGAAATTACTAACGTGGTCGGTAATGGAACAACTGTAACTTTTACGGCGACTAATGGATTTACAGCAGGACAAACTGTTTCTATTAGTGGCGTATTACCAAGCCAATATAACTTTCAAAATGTATCGGTTGCTTCGGCAACTGCGTCAAACTTTAATGTTACTAATAGCGCAACTGGCGTTTATATATCTGGCGGTATTGCTTACGCGCCAGTTAATTTGACAAGTTATACGGCTGAACTACAAATACGTTCATTACCTTCTAGCCCAGACGCAGTATTAACGCTTAATACTTCTAATGGCGGTATTGCCATTACGGCTTTAACTGGCACAATTGCTTGCCACGCAACTGCGGCACAAACGACACTAATTGATGAAGGCACGTATTACTACGACATTGAAATTACAAGTCTTAGTGGTATTGTTACACGAGTTGCGCAAGGTCAAGTAATCGTATCTGCAGAGGTGACTAGATAATGGCTGACGAAGTAGTTGTAATTAAACCCGTTATCCCTACGGTCACAGTTTCCGCAGTTGGACCGCAAGGACCGGGCGGAACGCAGATTTTCTACGTTCATACGCAAGCGGTTTCAAGTGCGGTTTGGACAATTAACCATAACTTAAATGGTGAACCAACCGCAGTTGTGCTAGATAGCGCAGGAACACAATGTGAAGGCACGTTTAGTTACCCAAGTAAAAACCAAATGGTGATAACCTTCACCAGTGCCTTTACAGGCACGGCGTATGTGATTTAGGAGATAAATAATGGCACGTAAGTTTTTAGTATCTATTGACCTTAATAAAAACGAATTACAAAATGCCGTAATTCAAAATCTAGGCACTGCTCCTTCTTCACCGCAAGCAGGTCAAATTTACTTTAATACTGGCGACAATGAACTTTATTACTACGACGGCGGCGGTTGGGTATCGGTTCTAAATGAATCCGAAGTTATTTCTGGAACACTTGCGGCTCGCCCTGCGGCTGGTGTTGCTGGTCGTCTTTACTACGCAACTGATAATTATCTTCTTTATTTTGATGATGGAACTACTTGGACACAAATTAATAACTTTGGTTCAGTAACTGCGCAAACTTCTTATGGCGCAAGTAGTGGTAATGGAAGTAGCACAAACTTTGCTCGCGCAGACCATACTCACGGAACGCCAGCATTAACAAACAATACGCCTTCTTCACTTTCTATCGGTGCTAATGGCGCAGTAGGAACTGGAACCGCACCTGCTCGTGAAGACCACGTCCACGAAATGCCAGATTTTGGAAACGTAACTGCGCAAACTTCATTTGGTGCTTCTAGCGGAAATGGTTCAAGCACAGACGTAGCACGTGCCGACCATACGCACGGAACTCCTACGCACGATAACGCGGCGCACTCCGCAATTAATCTTTCTGCGCTCGCAACTCCAACCGCAGATGTTTCATTTAATAACTACAAAATTACAAACCTTGCTACACCAACTAACGCAACTGACGCCGCAACTAAAGGCTACGTTGATGGCGTAGCAGAAGGTTTACATATCCACGCTTCGGTAGTTGCCGCAACAACCGCAAATTTAACTGCGACTTACGACAACGGAACTAGCGGCGTAGGCGCAACTCTTACTAATAGTGGAACACAAGCCGCATTAGTAATTGATGGCGTAACTCTTTCAGTATCTGACCGCGTTCTAGTAAAGAACCAAACAACGCAGTCACAAAATGGTATTTATACAGTTACCGATACTGGTTCAGTTTCAACTAACTGGGTATTAACACGCGCAACTGACTTTAATACTTCTGCCGAAATTCAAGGTGGCGATTTCGTATTTGTTACTGGTGGAACTTCTTACGACAATACTGGTTGGGTTCAAACTTCAACTGGCGTAACTGTTGGAACAACCGCAATTGTTTGGCAACAATTCTCTGGTGCTGGAACTTATACCGCAAGTAATGGTGTTCAACTTGTTGGTTCTAATTTCTCTGGCGTAGTAGTAAGCGGTGGCGGTCTAACTGTTGGCGCAAGCGGATTTGATATTGATACTGCGGTAGTTGTTAAGAAATATGCCGCAAACGTAGGCGATGGCACCGCAACTTCTTATGTAGTTTCACATAATCTTGGAACTAAAGATGTAACTGTTGCCGTTTATGATAATTCCTCGCCATACGCGGAAGTTATTTGCGACGTTCAACATACTTCTACCACCGCTATTACGTTATTGTTCTCGGTAGCACCAACTTCAAATCAATATCGTGTAGTTGTTCACGGTTAATTAGGGGGCATAAATGGGTCTAATAGACCGATTTGCTGAAAAGGTTGCCGAACAATTACAGAAAGCACCTAATCTTCCTGTAGGTTCGGTAACCTTAACTGAACAGCAAATGCGTAATATATCGGGGCGCACAAATGTAACTTACGGACAAACTGACCCTTTGCCACGTAACGCCATTACGCCTACTGTTCCGTTCTCACCAGGTTCGCCTATTATTCCGGGCGCAATTAATCCACCTTCCGAAAGTGGAAGACCAGACCCACGCCGCTATGAATATCAAGTAGCACAAAATATTAATATTACGGAAACTAGATTAGTTCCGTTTAAAACTCTACGCGCTGCGGCAGACCAAATTGATATTTTGCGCCGTTGTATTGAAGTAAGTAAGGCAAAAATACTTGGTTTAAATTGGGATATTGTTCTTGCCGAAGATAGCGCAGAAAAACTTATTAGCGAAATCGGTGGCGCTCGCGTTCGCGCTATGTCGGTGGCACGTGAAAGATATACGGAAGAAATTGCGCGCCTTCGTTCATTTTGGGAACAACCAGATAAGGCTAACGGATTACTCTTTTATGACTGGTTGAATATCGCACTTGAAGAAATATTGGTGCTTGACGCGTGGGCAATTTGGCCGCAACCAACAGTAGGCGGCGATTTATTTGGATTACAAATTCTTGATGGTTCAACTATTAAGCCATTAATTGACGATAGAGGTATGCGCCCTACTCCGCCATTTCCTTCTTATCAACAAATTCTTTATGGTTTTCCACGTAGCGAATTTGCCGCACCAACCGAAAGTGAAACCGCAGATGGCGAATTTACTTCCGATGAACTTGCTTACTTTATTCGTAATCGTAGAGCCACAACTGTTTATGGTTATAGCCCAACTGAACGCGCTTTGCCATTAGCCGATATTTATTTGCGTAGGCAACAATGGTTACGCGCCGAATATACAGATGGCGTTACACCAGAATTGATTATGAAAACGGACGCAAACTTTGGTAATAATCCTAACTTGCTAAAGGCGTATGAAGATATTTTTAATTCCGATTTGGCTGGACAAACAGAACAACGTAAGCGCGTAAGACTTCTTCCAGCAGGTATGGAACCAGTTCAATATGACGGATATGGCGAACGTTTTAAAGATACGTTAGATGAGTATTTAGTTAATTCTATTTGCGGTCACTACGGCGTATTGCCTAGCGAAATTGGATTTAATCCAAAGAACGGATTAGGCGGCTCTGGTTTTCAATTAGGACAAGCACAAAGTTCGGAAGTATTAGGCGCAATTCCGTTAGCAACGTGGGTATCTCGTATGCTTTCGCATTTGTCTTATATGTTCTTAGGTATGCCACGCGAACTTGAATTTAAGTTTATGGAAAGTGGTCGTCAAGATTTGGAATCAGTTGCTCGAACACGCGATATTGAGTTAAAGTCTGGCGCATTAACACTTAACGAAGCACGTTCATTAACAGGTCGCCCATTAATTGAAGCACCAGAGGCAGATATGCCTATTGTTGCCGTAGGTAATGGTGCGTATTTAGTTACCGAAGGTGGATTTAAACCACTAGAAACACCAGTTGAAGGTGGAGATGAACTATTAGGCGCAATTGACGCACCTACGCCAGAACCAACTGCCGAAGAATTAGGAACAGTTCAAGGCGAAGGCGAACGTGAACAAATTGACGAAGGTAAAGCAGTTCAAGAGGAACTAAAACAATTCTTGCGCTGGTTACGCAAATCGCCAGAACGTTCATTCCGATTTAAAGAAACGCCAGTTGTTTATGCTGACGTTTTGAATAAATTTGTAGCCACAAAGGATTACGACAGCGCACGCTGGTATGCCGAACGTTATTTAGCGTAGGTAAAAATGAAGGAAAGCCGTGCGTGGAAGCAACGTAATAGCGCAAAGGTTCGGTTAGCCGCTAGACGTGCCAAATTAATTCGTGATGGTATTAAAGAAAGTATTAATACCAAAGATGTGGTTGAAGCATTTTTACATAATATGCCTAGCGTAAATATGACTACCGAGCAAGCACGTGACTGGGCAAGAGCAAACGTTAGACCAAATAATACGGCGTTAATGGCGGCGTTTAGAACTGTTTATAGCGAAGCGTATGTATTAGGTGAAGATATTGCGTTATCGGCAATTGCTAAAGCAAAGATAAATAAAGCACCTACTAAACAACAATTACAACGTGCTATCGGTGTTAATTGGGCTAACTGGAAACCGGGCAATAGAGCCGCCGCCGCATTAGTTCAACCGCCTAAAGGATTACAAACGTTATTAGATAGGCGCGGTGTAACAATTCAAGGTTTAAATAGAACTTCGTTAGACCGAATAGGAACGGCACTTGCTAACGCTTTAAAGAAAGGTCAAACACCGCAAGCCGTAGTAGGCACTATTTTGGAAGAAATTGCTGGTTATCGTGAGAAGTTGGCAAAGGATTTAGAAATAGAAATTGACGATATTTTGTCCGATAGCGAGCGCGCTTTAAATATTGCTCAAACGGAAATGAGCCGTGCCGTCAGCGTGGCTAACCGCGAATTATATGAAGATAGTGGCGTTGAACTGGTAGAGTGGTTGGTTGCTGAACCTTGCGACTTATGCCAAGAGAACGCAGACGCTTCGCCTATCCGTATTGACGAGCGTTTTCCTAGTGGAGATACGGAACCACCAGCGCACCCAAATTGTGTTTGTGATATTGCGCCTTACGTAGTAGATACGCGCAATTTAGGTGAAGACGCTATATCCATAATTCTAGGAAACGAGGATTAATGCCTTCGGCAAATGGTTTTGTACCACCTAAAAGTGTTCAACAAAATGCCGCACGTGGTTTAGAATTACGCCGCGAATTTGGCAGAGGTGGAACCGAAGTAGGCGTTGCTCGCGCAAGAGATTTATCAAATGGTAAATCAATTCCTTTAGAAACCATTAATCGTATGGTAAGTTATTTCGCCAGACACGAAGTTGATAAAAAAGGAGAAAACTGGGGTAACGCTAAAAATCCTTCAAAGGGTTATATTGCTTGGCTTTTATGGGGCGGAGATGCTGGCAAATCGTGGGCGAATTCCATAGCGGAGAGAGAAAAGAAAAAGGATAAGTCAATGGCAATAGATACAACAAATGCGTATGCCGCAATTATTAAGCAAGAAAAGCAAGAAGACGGAACGTTACTTGTTTATGGTAAGGCAACTGACGACAGCGTAGATATTGACCAGCAAATTTGTGACGCTGGTTGGTTAGAAAAGGCTATGCCAGAGTGGTTTAAAACTGGCGGTAATATCCGCGAACAACATTCAAATATTGCCGCAGGTGTTGCTAAAGAATTGGATAGCAAATCTGACGGACATTACATTTCTGCTTTGGTTGTGGACCCTGTTTCTGTTAAGAAGGTAGAAACTGGCGTATTAAAAGGTTTCTCAATTGGTATCCGTTCGCCACGTGTTGTGCGTGATAATAAAGCGGCTAATGGTCGCATTATTGACGGACAAATTGTAGAAGTATCGCTAGTAGATAGACCAGCAAACCCTAACGCAAAACTAATGCTTGCGAAATCTGATAATGGTTCTGACTTCACTAAGTTGGAAGAACTTGTAGAAACTGCCAAAGGAGTAACAATGGAACATAAAGAAGATGAGAAGGCGGTTTCCGAAAAGCCTTCCAAAGAAGAACTACTAGAACGCTATGCCGCCGCTAAACAAGCACTAAAAGAAATTACTGCTATGTGTAAAGAGGCTGGCGTAGAAATTGAAATTGACGGCGAAGATGAAGAAGAAGTTGAAGAAAAGCGTCAATATGGCGAAAGCGCCGAAGAAGAAACTGCCGAAGGTAGCAAGCCTTCTGCCGCTGAAGAAGAAGTTGAAGAAGCCGAAGGCAAAAGTGCCGAAGCAACCAAGTGCCTAGAGTGCGGTTGTAATCAAGTAGGTAACTCACACGGCGGTGGACAAACTGTTCTACCAGATGGAACAACTTCCAATATGACTACCGCAACAATGGTATCGCCAGCACAAACACCTAAGAGTGTTACAGAAATTATTCCGACACCAACAACGGAAGAAATTGGCACCATTATTGACGAAGAAGAAGATGACGAAGATTTGTCTGAAAAGACAATTACTGCAATTGTAGAAAAAGCCGTAAAGAGTGCAAAGGACGCGGTAACTACCGAGATTAATTCCTATCAAGAGGAAATTAATAAGTTACAAGCCGAATTAGCAACGGCAAAAAGCAAGGCAGTATCTGGAGGCCCAAAGCGTTCAGGCGTGAAAATTGATATGTCGGAAGTTTCCGAACTATTAAATAAAGCGGCTGAATTCCGCGCTAAGGCTTCCGTAACCGCAGATAAGGACTTGGCTCGCGGTTACCGTGAATTAGCGGCAGATTTTGACGCT